CAATGCTGACGGTCAGGCCAAGGCCGTCAGTCCTGGCTTCAATGGACTGCAAAACCGAATTCAGAAGCTTGCCGCTGCGGGACGTGAGCAAACTTGCTGAACCGCCCTTGCTTCCCGATCCGGCAAAGTATTTTGGCACCGAGCTACGCAATGATTGGTAGATGAGCGGTTGGAGAGCCTTCAGAGCTTCGGCTGCCTGACGAGGTGCGAGTCCGGCCAGCCGCTGTTGAAGCTGCTGCAAGGTTGAGTCGTCAATCTGCACGGTGATCACAGCGCCAGCCTCCGATACTGGTTGAACACGGTCATGGAACGCGGCGGGACATCGCTCATGTCAAAGGCGACGGTCACCTGGCCGCTCATGCTGTTGGATTTCTCGCCGATGCGAACACGCTGACGATAAGCCAGCGCAAACGCTTCAATGGCGGCTTGTTTCAAATCGAGCGGGACACTGGAGTAGCCCGCGGAGTACGAGATCTGAACGTTCTGCACGCCGCGACAAAAACGGAAGCCACGGAGCAGCACGCGCCGCGCGTCCCATAGAAAACCGTTGGTAACAGAGCTTGTGGCCGGCTGGACAGGAACGTTGTCAATGACAACACCGGTCACAGCGATGATGGGAAACTGGCGTGGAAGCAGGCGGTCTGAATCGTTGCCGTCATAATTTTCCGTTAATGCGCCCAACACAGACGCCAGGATGTGCGGGCGGTCAATGTACTGCATGACCTGCAAGCTGGCGTTCGAAATCAGGCCCTGCAGCGTGACATCGTCATTGTTGCCCTGGTTGGGCAGCCAGGCTTTGAGTTCGGCAAGAGTGCAAAGATCGTCAGGTGCGGCGGCCATTTGATGTCTCCAAAGATTGAAAATGCAGGCACCGGGGAACCAGTTTTGAGGAGCAGGTTCCCCAGCCCAGGCGCTGACTGGTCAATAAGAAAAGGCAGCCTGGGAGGAACTCAGGCTGCCTTCCTTTTCCTCACCTGCCGTTAGTCAGGATCGGAATATCAGCAGCGATCTGCGGGGCGGCGAAGCCGCTGCTGACGTTAGCCGTTGGCCACATTGGCAATCACGCCAAGGGAGAACGGCGCACGGCAGACGAGCACCTCGTCGGCATACACGCCATACACATACTGGCGGGAAACCACGGGCCACTCGATCTGGTAGTAGTCGCGGCGGCAGCGGACAAAGCTAACGTTGTCCACGCCGGAAAGCGGATACGGGATCTCAGAGCTATTGAAGAAAACGGTGCCTGGAGCAAGGTTGGGATGAATACGAATGTCCAGGAACTGCTGCGTGAACTTGTTCCAGTACTTGGCAATACTGGCGCCACCCAACAGAGCCGGCTTATCGTCTTCCGATCCGGTTCCACCCGGCAAGGTGAAGCGGAACAGAGGAATACCGCCGGAGGCGACGATCTTCTTGTTGATGTTGCGCGCTTCCTGCGAGTTGACCCAGATTTCGGTGGGGCTGAGACGCTTGTTGTCCCAGAACCACTGCAGTGCTGTGTCAATTTCGACGATTCCGTTTGCCTGGTCGGCAGTAAGAACGTTGCCGTCAAGCGAAGCGAAATAGCCAGCGTTGGATTTCAGGGCTTGAGTAAGAAATCCGTCGAAGACCAGAGCGTTGGCGGAGCCATCCGTATTGGATCCGGCGGCATTGGCGAACTGCGTACCGGTGCCCGGAGCGCTGATGGTTACCTTGTTCACAGTGGTAATCGCGTTCAAATTTGCCGTGGCTGCGCTGGTGCCGATATACCACGCGTATCCGGCAGCGCCTTTCACGGCCGGAACGGTTGCGGTGACATTCTGGACGGTGGCACTGGTGAGGACAGAAGCGGACGCGATGCTGATCTGGCTTGCGCCGGCGCCATACTGAGTTGACGTCCCGTCAATGTTGAGACGCGTCACCTGGCCATAGCTCACGCCCGAAGCGACAGACGTATTGGCCAGAGCGCGCGCCGTGAGCGCGGTGACAAAAACCACCAACGTAAGTCCCGAGCCCAGCGTACCGCCCGAGTTGGCGGGACCGAGCACGAGAGTTGGCTGGGGCGCCTGCCCCAACGCCATGGAGGCGTTGCCGTTGAGGATGATATTCTCTTCGCCGATCATGACGGCGCGAAGCAATGACTGGACCAAGGTGGCTTTGTTATCGAACTCTTTGCCGCCGGCCCAGACGGCTTCCCAGTCGACGGAACCTTCCAAGCCAATCCCGGCATAAGACGCGATGTAGTCTTGCTCGGTCACGCTCATTTCCGCCGAACGCCGGCCCTGGGCCACGCCGAGTTCGAAGTTCAGCGTGTTGACGCCAGTGATCGCCTTCCAGCGCGTGGCCAGATCGCCGCGGTCGCTGACTTGACGAGGCAGGCGGTTACGCAGCGGTGTGATGACCGGATAAAGCTGAAGCGCCGGTCCGCGAAGGTCAAACGCGTTCAAATTGCCCGGCGCACCGCTGATTTGCGCCTGGCCTATAGTGGTTTTGTTCAAAGCGGACAGGTCCGCCTTGTTGAGCAGATCAAACGTCTGCTGACTCAGATCGCCAAACATGTTTTGATTCCTTTTTCTCCGCCCGGAGATTTTGTGGATTTTTGAAATGAATTCGTTACCTCGGCGGCTAAAGCCGGCCAAGCAAGACAATTAACGCAGGCATAAATGCCTGCTCCACCCGGTGGGTGGATACAACACGAAGGGGAAATGGCATAAATGCCTGCTCCACCCGGTGGGTGGATACAACACGAAGGGGTAATTGGCAAAAATGCCCATTTCGGCTCTTCGCTTCGCTCAGTCGCTCAGGGCAGGCCCTGCTCCACCCCGCGTCTGCCCACAGCGTTACTAAATACGTAAGTGAGAGGCAGCTAGGGAAAGTGTACTAACGCAGATAGACCGAAGCAGGCTGTGGTTTTTGCAATGTGCGCTTGAGCAGCTCGTGAACATTGGGCTCGCCGGCGGACTTGGCCAGGGCCGGCCGGGCATCGTCTTCTTTGGTTACGGTGTGCGTAGGCACGCCGGTGCGCGCCACCCGGCCTCCCGGTTCCTGCGGGGCTACGAGTTTTTCCAGCAGTGACAGAAGATTGCTCAGCGACCGCTGGATCTCCTGGTTGTTGCTCTCCATTTCGCTGCGCAAGCCGGCCATTTCCTGCTCCACCTCAGCCAGCTTGGCGAGCGCAGATGAGGAATTGGCCTTGGCCTTTTCCAGTTGCGCTTTGTCATTTGCTTCCAGCATTGTGTTTTGGTCTCCTGTCGTTGATCCGGAGCGTCGATCGCCCGGAATTTTTCTCAATCCTGCCGAGGCCGATCGCGCGACGCTATCAGCATCATCGTTCTCTAGCAACGCATCCATGTGGGTGCTTGCTTCCTGATGGCTTTGCGCCATCTTCTCCATGCAGTCCTTCATGGCGTTGAGATGGGCCAGTGTGTCTTTTGAATGGCGCGCGCCGATTTTGGCGGCTGGGGAATGCCTGACGCCAGCAGCGGCCTTGAACTTACGGACTTCGGAGGTGCCATCCGCTTTGACGGCCGTGAAGTGCGCGCCGGGAACGCACGGGTTATCCACCACGCTGATCTCCACCGGGCTGGCGGTGAAGCGAACATATTCGCCGTCTTTCCAGGCCTTCACGTAGGCGCCGCCGATGCTGAAACCGGTGTAGACACCCAGCATGCACTTTTGCCACGCCACGCTGTCCACGATGCGTGCGCCCACGCGGACCTGCTTCAGATCGTCGTCAAAATCGATGGCGACGAGTTTGCCGACGGCGCTGGGCTCATGCATTTCACGCACGTTGCCCAGGCTCTTGCCGTCTGTGGCCTTGGAGATTTCATCAGACCATGATTTGAAGTAGGGCTTGGAGGTTTCATAGTCGAAGATCTCGCCTTCTTTGTCGACTACTTCAGCGGTGGCAACGCCCCAGACTTCGTGCCGGGATTCATCGATCTTGGCGATCTGGGCAAAGAGTTTCAGGTTCTTCATGAATAGTGCTCCAAATGGAAAAGGCGGCCAATGGGCTGCCTTGGTGGTGGTACTCTAAAAACCTCGTTTGGTTCCGCCTTGCGGTTCAGCAATCAAGATTGCACTCGTCTCTGTCTCGTAAGAACTCCCTGATGCGACCTGGTCACGATGAGCATCCTCGGGGTCCTTCGACTCTACCTCACGCCTTGACGGCGCTCGGTGCCGCTCAGGATGACAGGGGTTGAGAGTCGTGCGTTGCCTGAGATTCCAGCATGGATTGAGATTCAACGGCCGGCTGAGTTTCTGCTGACGATCCAGAGTTCGGTGCTGAGCCTTTGACCTCAAGAGGAAAGATTCCTGTGGTCGTGATTACGGCGTTGCCCATGCCGACGGGATGCTTGCCGAGGTCCTGACGCACCTCGTCGATGGAAAGGACACCGGCGCGAACGTAGATGTCATCAATCTTTGCCTGGTCAAGCGGGTTCAGAGTACGGTCCTGCTCCCAGACAAACTCAATGTCGCTGTAGCCGAAATGGCGGTTCACGACGAAGTTCATGATGTCAGCCAGGTAGCCAAGAATCGGCACAAGGCCTTCGGCCGCGGCCTGCTCCACGCTGGTTTCAGCGGTGGCACGGTTCATGACGCTGACAAATTGCTGCGGCGAGAGGCCAAAGGCATAACAGACGATGCGGGTGATCCATTCGTCGAGCGCGTCCTTGAGCATGGGATCGCGGGTGAACTGGAGGTTGCCGCACTCGGGAACAAAGGTGATGCGCCGACGGCGAGCAGAATTGCCAGCAAGAGCGCTATCAAACCACTCCTGGAATTCGCTGATCTGATCCGCCGACCACTCTTTGGGGACCTGGGCCAGCGCTTCCGGCACGTTCCCCTCGGTGTAATAGTTGAGCAGGTGAATCTGGCGGCGCAAGCCGATGTTGATGGTCAGAATGATCTGTTCGACCGGTGAGAAACCGAAGAACTTGTGCGCACGCACGTTGCGCGGGCGGTAGATGAGCTGGTCTGAGGTGAAGTCGACAGCCGGCAGGCCTTTGAGTATCTGCTGGTAAGCAACCGCCGGCGGCGCCGGAGTACGTCCCATGGCATCAATCTTCCGGGCGATGGTGGAGCCGTCGATGACTTCCAAAGCATAGAGCGCTTTGCCCGGAGACCACAGTTCGCCTTCCTGCGAAACGATGGGCACCAGGACCGGCGCGTCGAGAACAAGCAGGTCTTCAAGCAGCAAGCGCACCCACTGCTGCCAGCTATGCTCACGGTCAGGAGAAGAAAAGAAGCTGGTGAGTTGCTCCAGGCGAGGGTCCTGCTCCTGGTTGTCTTCGCCGCCAAACGGCACATTACTGCGAGCATCAACGCGCCTGGGCCGGCCCGGCTTGCACTTGCGCCGAAAGGCCCACGGCATCCGGCTGACCTGATCTTTGCGCGTCTCAATGCAAAGGCGCACGAGATCAAAAGAATCAGCCAGTGAACGCATCTGGTCAAAAGAAATGGGCTCGAGGTTCCGGGGTTGAATGTTGATGTTGTACCCGACAGGATAGTCGAGGGCCCGGGGTGGAGTGCCTGCCGGAGCACTGGGCGGCATGGGCAGGTCCGGCCCGAACCAGACGTCGATGGTGTTTCTGAGTTTGCGTCCGACGCGGGCTGCGAAACCAAGCTCCGCAGGCTCCAGCGGCGTTACTTTTCCGCCATTGAGTATCTCAGCCATGGTTATGCGATCCCCACCTTCACGCCCATGATGGCGGAAGTTTCAATGATGAATTCAACCAGAACATTTTTGCGGTAAGCGGACTTCATCTGCTCATCCTGAATGCGAAGGCCTTCATGCCAGCGGCATTGGCCTGCGTCATCGACGATGTACTCACCTATCCATTTCATAATGTCGCTTCGCTCCAAACCGCTGTTGCAGTGTTTATGCGTTATGTGTGTTCAGCCCTACGGCACGCAGCTCGGCGCGTGGTCGGCGTCCCACCCCGCCACGCGAAGACCGCGCGTGCCGGGGGCCCGGCCTCGCTGCCATGTTAGGGGGAAGCAAGCCTGCGGAGTCGACTCAGTAGCCGACAATCACGCGGTCTGTGCAGGTGCCCGCGACGGCAACCTGATTCTTTTCAAAGAACGAGACCGCGAGCTGGGGCAATCGCACGGGAGCAACGAGCGTGCCGGTGGTGACGGTGGGAGCCAGTTCAGTGGCCAGATATGCCTGTTGTCCGCCCGAGGACATATTCGTGGCGATGACATAGCTGTTATAGAAAGTGAAATTCGGACTGGACTGGGCCTGATCGTCAGCGGTATAGACGTTCATTGCCAGATCAAAATTCTGGGTGCAAGAGGCGAAGACAGTCATTTTCGTGGCATCGCCAATGCGAATAATGCTGGTGTTGGTGGTGGCGCCGCCGACGGCAGCAGGCAGAACCACAGCCGTATGCGCGAGGTCCGCCGGCGAATAAACCAGATGCGGCAACGGGCGCGGCAGCAACGGTTTGCCATTCTTGTCCAGCTCGGGAAACTGACTGGATGTTTGAGAAAAGACCACTAAAGTGGCCACAAGCAACAGCACCGCACTTCCCAACCACAAACTCTTCTTGTTCACGAAATTACCTCCAAGTTTTCTTTACTGATGGCGCTTAGCTCTACATCCCGTCTAAGCAATAAAGCGCGGTGGAGAATATTCTGCGCTTGTTGCGAGCGGCTGGCCAGGAGAGCGGTCTCGCCTCTTGCATTGGAACGGAGCAAACGCAAGCTGGCACTCCAGACAGAGAAACCGCGAAGAAGTTAAATCCTGCCGGCGCTCATCGGAGCTGAGAGGCGCATTGCATTCTTCGCAACGTGGCGGCCCAACACGGCCGTTATGATCGTGTGCCATGGATACACCTCTTCACACTTCTTCGCTATCGGGCGCAGACCAGCGAGAGCCAAGGCTGGCCTGAGACAGCAGTTTGCTTTGAGTAGACGGTTTTTGGGAACCAAGTCATTCTGCGATGGAGGAAAACCCCGAGAGGTTCGTCGCTCTGCTCCCACGGCACAGCTCCGATTCCTGCCGAGGCAGAAAAATGGAGCGCACACGCGAGTGCCCAGAATGAGGTTCCCTTTGCAGACGCGAACGATGCGCCGGCATCGGAAAGGTTGCAGGCCGTTGGGATGAAGCCGGCGCCGCTCCCGGCTATGCAAGATCAACTTCGATCCTGCATAGACAATGTATAAGACATTTATGTTCCGCTGTCAATAGAAAAATGGATTATTTTTCTATTTTTTTTTGTTATAGCCAAGGAAATAAGCATTCCATAATGTTGACAACGTATTAGACATTATTTAGACTAATACACACTTATGGCGCGAGATACATACAAGCAGGCTTACGCGACAGCGAAGCTTGATCTGCTCCGACAACTGCAAAAGCGAGACGACCTGGACCAGAAGATTCGCAAATTGAAGGAGACGGTCAAGGCGCTGGGCGCACTGTGTGGCGCAGACCCGGAAGAGATCGACAAGCTGCTCCTGGTCGAGGGCTTTGCCATTGATGCCAGGACGGGATTCACCGAGGCCATCCGGCGGCTGTTTCGCATTCACGAGAAGTCGCTGAGCCCGACCGAGATTCGCGATGACCTGTTGAAGATCGGCATCGGCAAGGACCAGGTGAATTTGTTGTCATCCATCCATACCGTTTTGCGCCGCATGGCGGAGGCCGGCGAGATTGAACGGACGGATGATTCGAGGTTTCGCTCGCCAGCCTAGGGCTTTCCCGGACGCCCTTGAGTTATGCTCTTTGGTGCCACATGCCAGAACTCAAACAGCTGATCGCCAGTCTCAAGAAACACTACGGCAAACCCGCGACACCGCCAGCGAAAGGCCCCTTTGAGCTGGTGATGTGGGAAAACGCATGCTACCTACTTCCGGACGAGCGCCGAGCCGCCGTCTTTGAAGGCCTGCGAAAACAGGTAGGCCTGAATCCGAAGGCAATCATAAAGGCCGATCCCGATACCCTGCTGGCGCTGGCGACGATGGGCGGCATGCGCCCCAAGGTCAGGGTGTTTCGCTGGCAGGAGATCGCACGGATCACCCTGAGCCAGTTTGCCGGCGACCTGGACCAGATCCTCAAGCTGCCTTATGCGCAGGCCAAGAAGGCGTTGAAGCAGTTCCCGAATATCGGCGATCCGGGAGCGGAGAAGATCCTGATGTACTGCGGTGCGTCATCCGGGCTACCACTCGAATGGAACGGGCTGCGCGTGCTCACTCGGGTGGGCTACGGCAGGTGGCAGAAAAACTACAGCGCGGCGTATCGATCAGTGCAGGAAGCATTGAAATCAGAGCTTCCGCGCAAGGCTGAGGCGATTGCCCAGGCCCATCTGTTGCTGCGTCAGCATGGCAAGGAGCTATGCCGCGATAAGGCGCCGCAATGTCATAGCTGTCCGATCAAGGAGCGATGCGCTTATCCCATGAAACAGCTTAAAATGTTCACCCGGGCCGCTTCCGGGGGACCAAACGCCTGACTCCGCGTTTTCCATGAGTTAGATTAAAAACCGGAAATTATTTATAAGAGAAAGTGCTCTTTTGGCCGTCCATCATGTAACGCCCGTGGCGCTCAGTTCACTAAATAGTGAGCCAAGAGAACGGATGACAAGTGTTTTG